TCAAACCACCAATCATATGGATTAATCCAAAACCGTAAAAACCAAGACCAGGTAAAAACTTATAGTGAACAAAATAATCGTTCTTTCTTTTTAACGGATCACCCTCAGTATAATTTCTGTATACAGATAATACTGTGCTACTAGTTTTATCAATCGTTACTACGTAAGGTAATTTTATACCACTCGGTTCATTTGTTCTTTGGTTAATATCTTCAAAACCCTCTAAGTCAAGATCGACATGAATTTCATATAATTCTGCCATGTCGTCCATAGCGTAAGTTCCAGGTGACTCACCATCAATTTGATCTTTCTTTTCTTGTAGTCCATTTCCGTTTGTCCCATCTCCACCCATTAAATCAACATCAAGATAAAAACCAGAAACTTGTTTCTTTCTTAAATCATTTAATGACATTTTAAGAACTTGTGTAATTCTTTCACAATCATCAAGATCAGAACAACCATAAGGAACGATGACATCTTCAGCAGGTATAAACTTTGATGTAGCTCTACCTAAAACTTCGTCGTAATAAATTTTCTTAAATGCACTTCCTGCAAGTGGTAATTGAAATAATAGTTGATCCATCTCTGGATTATAATCCTCCATGACATGAGTAATCTCATAGTTCATATAATCCTTTACCCTCTCTGCAGCCATCTGTAGTTCAGGTGAATTTGCTCCAACAACCTGTGTCCTTACAGGACCATCACTAGGAAGTAATTCGACATAAGCCATCGCCTGAAATTGAGTAACGGCTTGTGCCAACATTGGATGATTGACGGACGATGCTCCTCTGAAGGGTCTTGTTCTTTCTTCATATTTAAAACCTAAGAGATCTAAGCCCTTAGTATATGATTCTTCCCAATCTTCTCTTGTTGATTTGTCATTGTCAATTTTATCAACAAGTTCATTTGCAACTGATTGTAAGTAAGAGGGATCTAAAACTTCTGCTAGATTTGACATGAATGATTGTGGTGCTTGTTGCTCTTCCATTGGATTAACAACAGCAGAACCATCATCTACTATTTGTACATTCGGTTGATCTTTGGGTTGATCTAATTCTATCTCTTGTCCAACTTCTTCAACGTCAAGGTCTTCACCACCACCTGGGCCGATTGGTGCGACTCTATCCATTTTTGGTGTATCAGAGGTTGGGTTAAACTTTTCTACCATTAATATTCTCCATAGATATTAGTTATTGAAACTAAACCATCAGAGCTAATTTTACCACCATCTTTTTTACCAAACAAGAAAAACGGACCTTTTGCTTTTGGCTCATCAAGAGGCAATGTCAAAACAGGAATCTTAATTTCTTGCGGATTGTATTCCTCAATAATTATCTGCGCTGCATTTCGATCATCACCTGGACCTAAAGGAACAAGATCAAATGTTTTTGTATCTATAAAGCCTCCAGTATCTGTCGGATCAGAAATAGTCTTAGGCTGCACGTAATAATCCATGGTTTGACCAGGTGCTATTTCTTTTAAATAAATAACTTGATTCGCTCCAAGAGAATGTGCATTCCTACTAAGTTGTTCATCAATAAATAATTGTGCTTCTTCGGGCCCTAAGCCTTGTGCAAGTTGATCTTGTTTCAATTGACTAAATCCCCCATCAAGATCTCTTTTGAAATAAGTAAGTCCACGATCAGAATTGTCTGGATTTATAATCGATTCTATTTGTACGTTGCCTCCATATTTTTTTGCAATATTATTCATTTGTTGAACAGCAACTTTACTATAAAGATCATTGAATTTTTTACCTGCTGGACCTGTTGGATCTTTACTCCATCTTCGGTTAACCAAATCCCCTGAAAAGATTCCGACCTTATTAATACCACGTGCTTGAGCGTCCTTGATGGTTGCTTTTAAAATAAGGTCCACGTAATCTTTTTGTTTTTGAAATGGCACCATCGGAAACAAATTAATTTTTTTCAGGTCATACTCGTTCACCATATCAACACCTTGTGCAAAAAAATTCAAATCATCTGATTGTCTAATATTTGGTATCATTATATTTTTTAAAGTGTCCTCTGTTTCTAACGCTCTATTCAAATCTAGTAAGTCATCACGAATTTTTAGTTGTTGTTGTGAAGTATCAAATATTCTTTGATTTATCTCTGGTGTATCTTTTGCAATCATTCCTGCTAATTCGTCATCAATAATTTTTTGTAGATTTGTTATTTGCTCTGAGTATTGAGGAATTAAATCTCTTCCTGCTGTATTTGGAAAAGGTTTTACCGCATTACTTTGTAATAAAAGTTCTTTTGCATTTGGTGGTAAAAATTGATCAAGTTTCTGTAAATTTCTTTCTGCTTGTGCTTTTTTATAAGGGTCTGTTGATAATAAATCTTCTTGTAATCTAGCTTTGATATTATCAACACGTTGTACCATTGCTTTCAATCTTTCCTGTTCCTTTCTTAAACTCGTTAACATATCTGTTTGTAATTCTTGAATTGTTGCAATTGTAGATCCGTCGGGTGACGCATAATCTGCAACACGAGTAAATGCAATTACATTCTTGTCATCAAAATGTCCGCTCTCTACAAAAGGTTTAGTATCTCCAGGAATTGGTCCTGCTTTAACAACTATCTCTCTATAATTTTGTCCAACATTATCCAAGCTCAGATTACCTGCATTTTGATGTTTCGGTCTTCCTTGTGCTCTAAAATAGTCTAGTTCTGCACTCGTCAAATTTTCAGCGTCTGGTGTTTTTTGTTTTACAGTGATTTCAAGATTTCCAATAGGTGATGTTTCATAGAAATCTATTAACTGTTGCTTTGTCATCTTTTTACCAGGAAAGTATTTTTCAAAGTCAGTAAGATATTGTTCTAAACCTGATTCTCTAATTTCTGATATAGGTGCAGACTGTCCTCCTGTTAAAAAGTTAGCCCAGTCTTGTGGTTTTGCTGCATTGGGTGAGTTTGGACTTTTAAGTTTTTCATATGTAAAAGATTGAAAAGGAAAGTCTTCTCTATCAACAGGTGATATGGGTGCTGGTGTTAGCTCGTCTGTTGTTCCTGGTGAAGGTAACATGGTCTTTGCTGTGTCTGAATCTGTTACAACACCCTTAGTCTTGCCAAAAATGTTAAATAGTCGAATAGGATTAAAAGCTGTTAATTGACCAGAGTCTACTGCTTGATCAAAGAAGTCTTCGTTAAAAGCTGGGTCGGGTGCAAACTGTTGTTGATTGAGATTGGTCAACGGATCACCGCCTATGGCCATCTTTACAGGACCACCTTTTCTAAGTTTCATATAACCTTTTCCAGTTCTTAATTCCTCTGGAGATATATTATTTTCTATAGCGTTCTCAAAAGTTTTGACTAAATTTTCTATATGGTTTTCAATTTTTTCGTCCATTGTAAATTCTTTTGGGTTCTCAACACCAAAGATGTAGTTTGTTCTTTTTGACCCTTTAAGTGTAGGAACAACAGTTCTAATTAATCTATCTTTGTAAATTTTTTGTATGCCATCATGTACTGCCTTTATCAATTGATATTGATTGTCATATTTAGACGGATCAATATTTACTCCTCTGTCTTTCAAAATTTCTAATATACCCTCACTGATAAAATTTGTCCTACTTGTTGGAGTCCTGTATTTACCTTTTACTTGAATAGTTTTAATTACATTGACAGGCATTTTTTCTAATTTTTGTTTTAAACCTTTTTCTGTCATGACATCAGCAATTTTTGATGTTGTCGGATCAAGGTCTACCTGCAATCTGTTATAAGGCTGAAAGTGTGCATTTAAAAATTCTGGTTCTGTTCCTGTGTTCACAAGACGACCTGTTTTTTTTAATCTGTTTTTTCCTTTTACTCTTGTAACAAACATAGGTTGATCATGTGTTTTATTACCACGAACAATTAATTCATCAAGTTCGTCAGGTTTTAGTAGACTCTGTACGTATGGTTTATATCTAGGATTTTGACTAAGTTCTTCTAAAACTTTTCTACCTACTATCTGTAAGTAAAGTCTGTCTCTTTCTACATCTATATAATTTTCAAATTGTTCTTGCATGTCATCAATTTGTTCTTGTGAGTATTTTCTATTCAGAAAATCTTTTTCTGTTAAATTTTCATTACCCTTTGAACCCTTAATGCTTCGATAACGATCATAAAGAAAGCTTCTTAAAAGTTTTCTTTCTGATTTAAAATCTTTAATACCCATTCTTTTAATTAAATCTTGAATTTGTGCCATTGAGTTTGGGTTTATTTGTGATAGAGGTACATTAAAAAAATTATCTAATTGTTGATCGTTGGCATCTTTAAAAACTCGATTAAAGACATCTTTAGACCTACCACTAGGATCACTTGGATTGATAAATTGATCCATCAATGTTCTCACATTTTCATCCTTGTTATATCGTGCAATAATATTTGTGGAATCTATACCTGCACCTCTATCCGCTAAAGATTGAGCCATCGCTGTTTTTGATTCAAATGTTTCATCGTCAACTGTTTTTAATACTTGTAATAATTGTAATGTGTTCGCATCTGATCTTTTTGTTCTTCCTTTTGCCATTGCCAATTTATAAAGGTCTTCATATTGTTTTTTTCCTAATTGTTCTTTTAAAATTTTTCGAACGGGTCCTTTTAATTTTAATCTACCAGGTTCACTTTTATCAAACTGTTCTTGAATATCATATTTAGCAATTAATTCATTTAATGATAAATTCTGATCCTCAGGTTTATTTTGTTTAATAATGTCAACCAATTTATTTGTTTGTGAATTTCTGTAATCAATATACTCACGTGATTGACCACCTTTACCAGTCGGTCTTACAGGCTTACCTGTTAAATTTCTAACGTCTCTCATTTCAGGTTCTGCTAAAAATTCAAAAGCATCACCTTGTTGACTTGCAAGATTTTCTGTAGTTTCACGCATTTGTTGTGCACGATTTAATTCTTGACGTAATAACATGGTTGTCCTAGGGTTCATGCGAGCAATCTCTATTTTAGCTGCACGATTGGGGGCTGACTGAATTTTGTTTAATAAAGATTGAGAGGCACTTGAAAGACCCTTAACTAATCCTCTTAAAGATAAAGTTCCCAATCCCAATACATCTATCTGATCAACAACAGAAAAAACAAGATCCGTTAATTCAATAGGACTAAAATCATATATGGGTCTACCCTCTGCTAAATCTCGAACAGATTCTAATACAGGCGTTTGTATATCTTGTAAAAACGCTTTAGTTCGACTGAACTCTCTACCACCAATATCCTTATCAACTAACCCTGCAATCTTTTGCTCTGCAAATCTACCAGTGCCCTCTATTTGTGGTGCGATACACTCTCTAGCTTTTTTTGCCATGGCATCTTCAAGTTGAACACCAATTAAATTTCTTTCATCCTCAGGAGTTAATACTTTTTGTCCGGGTAAAAGAGCTTGTCCTATTCCTTGAAAGGCACTTGCTAAATTAAGTCCACCTGGTTCTCCATAAAATGGTTTTAAAAAATCAGGTAATTCATCTCTTAATTTGTCTATCGTAGGTTCTTCACTAGGTTTGAAACTAGAAGCTTTAACATTGGGTTGTAAAGATACATCAGGATAATCTTGATACGCAGGATCGTCATCTACTGCTTCATCGCCAGGTTTTTTGTAAAGATCTAATCGACTTCTGATCATTAATAATACTCCGTTTGTCCGTGGTCCGTGGGCTCATCTTCGTAGTCATCGTATAATGATACAAAGTTTCCCTTACGAAACCTTAGTAATGCTTGGCTCATCGAGTCAACGAGATCGTCATGTTCCGCATGAGGAAACATCGCACATTCTTCAATCATCTCTTCAGCCCAGCGTTTCTTTGGTGCCCATACTGCGCCACTCTCAAATACAGGAGCAACAGCGTGCACTCTGGATAACTTATCATTGCCTTTGCTAGGTGTAAAGTTGATAACAGGAATACCAACTTGACGTAATTCTTGTATTAAGGGTAAGCCTGACGCCTTTGCTTCAATAATCACGGACTCCGGTTCCCAGTATTTATACTGTTCTAAGGCAATTTTTTTCAGTTCAGGAAACTCAAAACGATCTTTAACAACGTCTAATAAAATAATATTCGGTGTTATCTCATCAGGATAGAACACACCCCATGTAGAGATTGCACTATAGTCACCCGTTTCTTTTTTTGTAAATGCTGTGTCGTAGCTTTGAATAACGTGTGATAGTTGAGGAATATCTTTTTGTTCCCATAGGTTCCACCACTCACGTTTGATGATAGCCCCTTCTTCACCCGTAGGGTTCTGTTGCCACTGCGCT